TGTGTTTCATTGCTTCTTGTATCTGGTCAATAATTTCTTTAGTTAATTTCATACTTAGTTAGATCACATTCAATTAGGGGTAAAGGTTCTCCTTTCAGAGGTGCAGGTTCTCCTATTCTTTCTAGGATTCTTTTTGGAATATTTTTAAATCTGATGTCATAAGGTATGGGTGCATTGGATACACACACTCTTATGCATTCCATTTCTTCGTCAGTAAAGGTAGGTTGTAGGTTAGCATTCAGACCTTCGTAGATTCTAACCGTCATCGATTACCTCTATACTGAACATTATCTTTGATTGAGTTGTAGTCAGACCAACTACCACCTTCATCAGTTGTCATGACCTCTTCAAATCCTGACTTATCAATTATCTTTTGTCTTATCTCTAGTTGTTTCTTTTCTTTCTGGATTCTTCTGAGAAATGCATAATGTATGATCTGTGTAAAGTAAGCAAAAGGATTCGAGGATTTCTCAGGATTAAAATTATTAATGTACTGAACGCAATTTTCGATTCCATCAGAGATCATATCCTCCTTGAACATGTAGTTTACGAAGTTCGGTTTATACGACAAGTGCCTTGCAATTTTCATAAAACACTCGCCAAGGTATCTGGGGATAACTGGTTTAGGATTACCCTTCTCCTCTGCTAGTTTGATGAGATACTTGTACTCCACTATGGCAGCAAGGAACTCTTTGTTATTGACGTAGTGCTCTGAACGTTTTCTGACCATCTTATGTATAGATTATGTTCAAATTATAGCACAGCTTGACATTCCTGTCCAATCTATGTACAATAACTCTGTAAGGGTTCAAGGGTTGGTATATTAATTAACTCTTAGACTTATAGAGTTTCTCTAGAATATCTCTTGCTTTAGATACACTATTGACATATCCCATGTCTTTAGTAATATCAGGATTAGTATCAGAGAACCCATGTTCAACAACATCTTTATAAGTATCTACTATCTCATTACTTGTAATTTGAGATAAGGTTATAACTTTTTCTAGTGGTAAGACATAAGTATCATCATCACTCAACTTCATCCATGGTTCAAACTTATACCCCATGGGTATATTCGTTCCGGGGGAACGAATCTCTTTACATACAAGTGGATTTGATATTACAACATTTTCTGGTTTACCTACATTATCTACAACGACCAATGCTAGTATCTCTTCACCGGAGACAAGTTTTAAGGAAGCATAAAACTCATCATAAGGTTCATCCGATTTTGATTTGAATGATTTCATAGTTGAATTTCTCTTCGTTATAGTATTTGACCCGTTCGATCAAATGATTTAGTGTGTAATTGTTTCTCGATCCCTTCTTCGTATCATCTGCTATATCATACAATGTTGCACTAATCTTATTGTTTCCCTTTCTTAGTACTCTACCAATGGATTGTAGTGTCCTAATTCTAGATTTACTAGGGGAAGCAAAGATAATGTTGTGCAAATTTTTGATGTTGATGCCTGTTGAGAATGTGCCGAATGATGCTACTATTATAGCATCTTTCTGAGTCTCAGTAATACTTCTGACCTCTTCTCGTTCTTCAGCATCCACACCACCATGAACAAAGAATACCTTTCGGTTATCATTATTTATGAGGTCGTATAGGATCTGTCCATGGGTGGCAACCCTACTATAAAGTATCAAAGTATTGCCTTTCAAGTCGTGGGCAAGGTTCTTGATAAAATTATTTCTCTTCTCATTCTGTATAATAAACTGTACCTCATCTTCATAAGCATCAAACTTTTGAGGTTCATGCTTCATGAGTAAGACTTTGATGTTCAACTTGGCAAGATACCCTGCATCTTGTAATTTTTTGGTACTGATAATCTTGTATGATGGACCAAACAATCCTTCTAATACCCATTTGTGAGTCTGTGTGCCATCAAGTGTACCTGTGAATCCATACCTATACTTGGTATCTGCCATCTTGGTCATAATACTCACAAGTGATTTGGATTTGAATTGATGTGCCTCATCACCAATCACCACTTCAAAGTTTGCAAACCATTTACGATCTAATTTGTATATACTTTGCCACGTAGAGATGATGACTGACTGGTCAGTGTTTCGTGGTGCACCACCATAGATCTTATAACAATACTTTTCTGCATCCCATCCATAGTCTTCAAAATCTTTATACATCTGCTCTACCAGAGAGGTAGTAGGGACAATCAATAGTGTTTTTCTACCCATCTCTGCATGATATCTGCAGATAGAATAGATCATAAGTGACTTACCAGATGCAGTTGGTGATATAAGTAACCGTCTATTACGTCTCAGAGCGTCTGTAACACCCTCCACCTGATAATCTCTAGGTTTATACTTGGATATAGTGGTTAGATAGTCCCGTACACCTTCCTCTGAAAAGGAATCGTTCTCTTCATAGGGTAATCCATAGTGTTTATTCTCTTCAAACTCAAAAGTATATGCATATCTCTCACAAAAAACTTGTAACTTATCAATCAATCCACAATAAATTTCCCCTCTATCCATATTGAATAGACGAATTTTCCCATCCCAGTACTTGTTTCTGTACTGTGGCATAAATTTGGCACCCGGAACATCAAATGTAAATTGATCTTGCAACTCGTGCCTTATATGTGGATCACAATCAACTCGTAAAAATACTTCGTTCTTCTTACGAATTACTAAATCAGCCATAACCAGAGGTAAATCGTCGCCACTCTATTGCATTCTTTATTTGGTATGTTCTATTAGTAACTTGCCTAAGTATCTCTTCCAAGTATTTGAGCATCATATCATAATACTCTCTTTTCATAGATAACTTTTTCAGTTTGTCATCAGCATCAAGATAAAGTCTGAGATCATCTTTATCCCTGACCTTATATGGAAAAGGTTCTTCAGCATATACTGCTGCTGTTCCTTTCCCTGTGTAATACTGTCTTCTTTCTAATAGGACTTTAGAATACGTTACCTCAGTTGCCTTCCTGAGAGTGAGTGTTACATTATATATGTCGTAATACTTAGCGTGTAATTGTGGTATTTTTAATGACTCAGCATCAAGTTCATCCTGATTCATTTTAGAATCGGACTCCCACATTTCTTGTATTTTATCTAATGATATACTAGACTTTTGTTCCCTTATCATCTATCAAATCAAACATAGTATACTTGAAGATTGCAGTAGCAGTATAATACTGTTGCTGTTCTATTGTAGCATCAAATGGGATGCCTGTCAGTTCTGTTGGGAACAGATCTCTAAACTTTATTTTTCCTGCTTCTTGGAAGTTGCTATTCAGAATGATAAGTGTACCATCTGATCTCTCTTGGAATCCATCTTGCTTATCTTTGAAGAATCTATTATCTGTTTGCAGTTCAGAGAACTGAGATAAACTCTCTGGATATCCTAGTGATGTTATCCAGTCATACAATTGAATATAATTTTCTAATTTTTCATCTACAAGGAAATCAACTCTAAGATCCTGATAAGTAAGTTTCTCACCGGGAACAGGTAGATCTCTAAGATAGTTTGCTTGTACAGCAACACCAAGAGATAGACCGGGCAAGTTTGCTTTATTGCAAAGAAAATCTACCTTCGGACATTTATTGATTACTAATTGGAATCCTCCGATTGATAGTAGATTTCTATTTGAAACCTCGTTCAGAGAACACGGATTGTTTGTCATATGCCTATTTATTGTCAAAAAAAGACCCCTGCAAGCAGAGGTCTCGTGGTCGAAGTATAAACTTCTTTCTTACATAAGGTTTTGAACCTTAACTCTTCTGTAGTATCTGTTAGAACCAGCAGTGATTCTTCCAAGACCTTGAGTTGTACCTTCAGCATATGGGTTAGCAACCATTCCATATCTGGTTTTGAAACCAATTTTTGGCTGGAATGTGTCCTGACCAACTGCACGAACCATCTGAAGTGGAACATATGGGCAGTAGAACAGTCCTGCATCGTAAGGTGAAGAACCTTTGTATCCCATAACGTAGTACTGATCAGCAGATAGGTTAGCAGCGAATGGATCGATGTATACCTTGAATCTTCCGTTCAATGTACCTGCGAATGTGTTACCTGTGTCGTCAACCTGTAGGTTAGCGTTTAGAGCAGGAGTGTAGTCTAGTTGACCTGCAGCAGTAAGTGCAGAAGCAACGTCAGCAGAACATAGGATAATGTTACCCTTTCCTCTACGAGTTTCCTGTGCGATTGCGTTTGAATCTCTTTCAAGTTGGAACATCATTCCCTTGAATTTCTCAACCATCCATCTTCCGTTAGAGTCAACGTCTAAGTCGAAAACTCCACCAGTTGCAGTGTTTGTTTGAGCACCGGGTCTTGCAATCTTGTAGATTGTTCTGATGATTTCTCTGTTGATCTCAGCAAGTATCTCTGTTGAGAGAATGTTTGCTAATTCTGCTTCTGCATCTAGACCGTGAATTGCCTTAAGGTCTTGAGCAAGTTCTAAACTGTACTCTGCCTTTAGTGCTCTTGAACGAGCAGCAACTGTAACTTTCTCGATGCTGAATGACATCTCACGGAAGTCATTTGCTGCAGCGTCACCTAATGATTCAAGTGCTGTTGCATCAAAACCTTGACCAACGTTATAAGCATTACCTGCTCCACCATTCAAGATTGAAGGGTTAGAACCACCTTGTGCTGTTGTACCGAAACCAACGTCTGTTCCGCCATCAGTAGTGTTTAGTGCATAGTCACCTTGTGCAAGTGATGCATCACTATCTTGAGCAGAGAACGCTGAATCTGGTTCGTTGAAGAATGCTTCTGTACCTGACTGGTTGTCAAAGCGAGTTCTCATTGCGAAGATCAATCCTGTAGGACCGTTCATTGGTTGAACGCCTGCTAGA